TTAAAAATTAAGGTAATTAGCCAGTTTTTCAGTGGCTTCGTTTTTTTGCTTGGCAGTAACTGCGGTGTAAATATCTAAAGTCGTGCGATAGCTTGAATGTCCTAACTGGTCTTGTACTGACTTGATGGAAGCATGGGCTTCAAATGCAAGTGTCGCATAAGTGTGGCGGAATGCGTGAACTGTGACATGCTTCAAGTCATATTTAGTTAGAGTATGTTCAAGCCATTTACGTGGCTTAGATGGTTGAAACATTTCGTTATTTTCATTGGCAAACACATAGTGGTTACCCTGATTAATGTTGAATCCGAAACGTAGTAGCCATTCTTTTTGATCAACTTGCCAGCGTTGCAATATTTTGACCGTAGTGGGATCTAAATACACCGTCCGATTGCTACGCGCTGTCTTAGGCGCTTGTACTAGCAGACGGGCACCATCACCACGGGATTGTGTTTTATTAACCCGTATAGTGTGATTGCCAAAATCAATGTCAGACCATTCCAAGCAAAGCATTTCAGATTTTCTCATACCGGTAAAAGCCGCTAAACGGAAGAACACACTGGCTTGCGGTGTATTGTCATCATCATTCAGACACTCAAAGAAGTGTTGTAATTCAGCCTTATCAAAGTAATTTTCTAAGTTTTTGCGTGAACGATCATTTTTATTTACTGGTACAATAATGCGCTTGGCTGGGTTCTCACTGATCAAGTCAATGTTGATGGCATAATCAAGCACCTTGGCAACGTAATTCATTAGAGTATGATACTTTACTAAGCCAGCAGTAAACCACTGATTGATGGCTTTTTGACAATCCTTAATGGATATTTTAGCAATCCGGTAATCACTAAATATTGGTAAAATATGAAGCCGGAACAGCCGTTGAGTCGTTACCCAAGTGCTTTCCTTAACTGTTTGTTTATATTGTGTGAACCACAGCTGGTAAATATCTTTAAAAATTGTATTATCGTTTTTAGTTGGTAGCCCATGATTGTAAATATCAAGTTCAAGTCTTGATAATACAATCTGGGCTTCTTTTTTTGTCTTGAATCCACGGCGTCGTGTATTTTTCTTTTTTCCCGTTAGTGGATCAACACCTAAATAAACTTGAAACTGATAACGGGTATTCCCGTCCTTATCCTGATACTTCTTGATTGTTGCCATTTATAATTTCCTCCATAACGTACCTTGAGCGGGGCAGTGTTATGTACAGAAATATGAATTGTCAGGACTTTAGCTTTTTTTCGACATATGACTGAAGAGAGCTGATCTTTGAATATATATCGTGTCGTAAAGTTTCTGATATGTTAGGCTTATCCCGATAATCAGAATTCATTTCAGACATTATCCATGACAAGTTTCTATGAACCATTTGTAACATTCCGTAGTCAGTAATGTCAGGAGTGTTTGCAATATCCTCAAATACACTTTTTAAATTCTTTTTAATCAATTCTGGCGTAAGCAGTGTTACATCCGGCTGTACCTTTAGAATTTTTTGCGTAACTTGATGGGCAATATTTTTTAATGCCATATCTCGTTTTTCTGGTAATCCTGAAGCTGACTGCTTAGTCATGCTAAAGTCTTTAAACTTTGAATTGTTGGTATGAAAGTCCAAATAGTTACTCAGATCGTCGGATAGCCAAATGTCAGAATCGTCAGATAGTAATAGCAGGTCTAACAGGTAATTGTAGATTTGTTCTGCAAAACTACCAAATAATAACATATCTACGTTTGTATTACCTAAAATAGCAATTTTTTCGAGCCTTTCCGATGATGGTAAATTTCGACCTTTTTCCCAGTTGTTCACTGCACTTTTAGGAGCACCAATTAATTTTCCAAAATTTTCCATTGTGTAATGATGGCTAAGCCTAATTTTTTTAATTCTAAGGCCAACATCTTTTTTATTTATTTCCATAATCGTTGCCTCAACACGTTTTGTATAGAAAAAGTATAGCATAAAAAGTGTCAATTGTGATTATCTATTTGCATAAAGCAAAAAAATGTGGTATAAAATTGGTATAGAAAAAGTACAGACTAGTGAACTCTGTTTCACCTAGAAGTATTGATTCTAAATTTTTATTTTTTAACAAAAGTACAGAAAAAGTACAGAAAGGATGGCCTGATATGGTAAATAGATTGCCAAGATATATGTCCATAAAGCAAGCATTGGTGTACTTCAATATAAAATCTCGTAACACATTGAAGAAAAACTACATTGCTAAGGGATTGCCAGTAGTAATTATTAGTGGCACAAAGCGTATAGATAGATTAGATGCTGACAAGTTTATGGAAAAGCATAAAATTTAATGCCTTGAGCGGGGCAGAGTGAATTTAAGGAGGTGATTTCATGATAGCAACAGCAATCTTATGGGCAATCAAGTTTATGATTGTGTCGTTTGTCGGCAACGTGGTAGTTAAGTTAATCAAGAACCCGCGTCGGTATTTTGGAATGTGAGGTCAGTCTAATGGGAAAGTATACAAAAAAGACCTACTTTACTTTGGCGAGTAGTAGGTCGAATAAAAACGTATCATGCTTTCCCTTATTTTAACACGTTAACATGATTATATGAAGGGAATTTGTAATGAAGAAAACTAAAGATTTAAATGAAATAGCGTTTGAGGCTGGATCACTCGTAACTTCAATAGATGCTTTAGATGATTTTGTCTATGAATACTTTGTTAATAACAATATAGATTATTCTGAAAAATTGAGTGGACTAATCACTGTCATAAAACAATATGCAGAAAATCACTATACAGATATTGATGATCTTAATGTGTTTGGCGGTGTTGAAAAATGAAAGAGTTCGCAACGCTTGATAAAGCCATTGAGCTGGCCCAACAAGGCTATGCGGTTTACCCACTAATTGAGAATACGAAGAAGCCACCTAAAGGGGTGGCGGGCTACCAAGCCGCAACTAGTGACCAGAATACCATTTTTGCATGGTTCAAAAATCAACCGACTTACAACTTAGGCTTGCGGCTAGATTTATCGGATTTATTAGTTGTTGACATTGATATGCACGAGCCAACTAAAAACGGTCGGACTAGCTTGGTACAACTATTTAAGCAAGGGCTGACATTGCCGAATGATACCTACATTGAACGGACGGCTAACGGCGGCGTACATTACTTTTTGAAATACGCGGGTGCTAAGGTTCGCAAAATTGACGTTTGGCCCGGGATTGACTTGTTAAGTGACTTCACGGTGATTGCACCAAGTGAAATTAATGGTAAACAATATAAACCTTTAGATGGCCGAACATTGGCTGATATTAAGCCAGCTCCTCAATGGTTAGTCGATAAGTTGGCGGGCCAAAAAGTGAACTGGCCGTCAGAACGCGCCTATACCACACGCCAAAAGAAGTATACCGGTCGCTTGTTAGATGAAATGGTAACCGGGACAACCCAAGGTAATCGCAATGCTTGGTTAACTAAAATTGCCGGTCGTATGTTTGGCGTCGGTGCTGATCCCAAGACAGTCTATAACATGCTGTCAGTGATCAATGATTCGTTCGTTGATCCGGCACTACCAAGCAAGGAAGTTAATGTGATTTTTCAATCCATTTTAAAACGAGAGAGTAAGGGGGTCCATTAATGGGTAAAGCAATGGATTTACCAGCAGAGACCCAAGAAGCGGCCAACAATGTTATCAAAATGCAACGTGACGCTGATTGGCAGAATGATTTCAAAAAGAATTCGGACGATGGAATCAAAACACAGTCTCTTTACAATATCCGCTTAATTATGGAACATGATGAAATGCTGAAAGGGCTAGTTGCCTTTGACGAGTTCTCGGAACAAATTGTTAAGACACCACAAGCAGAAAATTCACCGTTCAAAAAAGGTTTTTGGAATGATGGTGATGACACGTTATTGAGAAGTTATATTGAAGATCATTACAACTTGTTATTCAGCAAGGAGAACATTACCGACGCGGTAGTTACAGAGGCACGCCGCAGGACAATCAATCCGGTTAAGGCTCGTATTGAGGCAGTAGAATGGGACGGCCAACCACGCGCTGAACGTTATTTCATTGATTACTTAGGTGCCGAAGATAATCACTACACCCGCACCATCACTAAGAAATGGCTAACTGGTCTTATTGCCCGGGCCTATGTTCCCGGAGTTAAGTTTGAAATTGTTCCTATCTTAGAGGGAAGCCAAGGACTTGGCAAGAGTACGGCTGGTAAGAATCTATACCCGGATAAATTCAATGATTCGTTGAAAGGAATGGGTAAGCAAAAAGACGATTATCAACAATTACAAGGTAGTTGGATTATTGAAATTGCCGAGCTTTCCGCCATGAAGAAAACGGACATTGAGGGAATTAAAAATTTTATTAGTGCACAATCTGACACGTATCGGAATAGTTACGGCCGCTATGCGTTGCCACACCCGCGTAAATGCGTATTTATTGGCACAACTAACCAGACCGACTATTTAAAGGACGCGACCGGTGAACGGCGCTTCTATCCAATTAAATGTGGGGTCAACAAGGCCAAATTAGATGTATGGCACCCGGACGAGAATTACATTCTTCAAGTATTGGCGGAAGCCATGTACTGGTTTAGGAATGGCGAACTGCTATATCTGGATCAGGCCACTATGAAAGAGGCTAAGGCGTATCAGATGGCTGCGGAAGCTGTTGACCCTATGCGAGATGCTATCGAAGCGTTTTTAGCAATGGAAGTTCCCACAGATTGGGAAAACATGAGTACCGGCTTAAAACAAAGCTATGTCAGTGACTACGGCCATCATTCTAAGTGGCTACAAGATCAAGTTAGTAATGAACGGAAACTACTCAATCAAACAACAACTCTGGAAATTATGGAAGTTGTCTTCCATAAAACAGTTGATCGTTATTTAACCGGGCGAACAAACTCGGAAGCTAAACGAATCAAGTTATTAATGGACAATATGGACGGCTGGGAAGCTAAAAGAATTAGAATGAATGGCAAGTTTCCACATGGATATGTTCGCGTACAATGATCGAAAATGCTAAGTGTACCACGTTGTACCACCAAATGTACCACGTCAAGGCACTTAAAAGTACTGTTATATCAACGATTGTCCGCGTGTACCACGTGTACCACGTTAAAAAAAACATTTCCAAGTACAGGAGGAAAAGGAAAAAATGAAAGTAATTTATCCAAGTTTTGAATAATCCTTTAAGCGATGAAGAACAACGCAAAAATGCGTACAAGATGTTGGAACAATTAGATGATTAATATATAGAAAGGATCTAACTATAATGATTAAAACAAAAACGATTATGCGGATGTCTGTACAAGATTTAGACCGAGCAATTAACATAGAATTAGCCAACCGGATTGATAGTGACAATGTCATTGACATTAAGTTTTCAAGTAACGCGTTTGGGGCAGACCTAGATTCTTCTTCTGCAGAATATTGCGCCATGATTATTTACAAGTGAGGTTAGTTAATGAAGAACTATAATCTAAGCCGCCTGAATAAGCGGGTACAGTTTGGCACTATCAAGTCTGTTCAGAACCCAATAAACGGCACAACTAAAGAACAATTTGATCCCTTATTTACAGTCTGGTGTGGTGAGTACACGTTAACGGTCAGTAATACCATCAGCCTTACTGGTACAACTGCGACAACTAACCAGCTAATTACGGTGCGCCATGATGAACGTATTACCACAGCACTACGAGCGTTGCTAGATGGTGTTGAGTATAAGGTTGCTGGTGTCAGCATTGATAGCGAATTGAATGCTTATGACGTGGTCACACTAACTCAGGTCAACGGTCATGGCTAAGCCAATGAAGCAATGTGAGCACCCGGGTTGTCGGACGCTAGTTGCCTATGACACACGCTACTGCGAGAAGCATCGCAAGTCTACTAACAAATGGCGGTATCATAAACGCATGTACAATTCTGACGAGAGCAAGTATCAACAGTTCTACAAGTCGTCAGCATGGCGCAAGTTGTCCCGGCGGTTCCTTGAAAGCAATCCGGTATGTGTACAGTGCTACCAAGATGGTGTGATCCGTAAAGCCGATGTGGTCGATCACGTTATTGAAATCAAAGACGATTGGTCACGTCGCTTAGATGAAAGTAACCTACAACCATTGTGTTACCGACATCATAACCGGAAGACCAGGGAAACTAAAGAAAAACGCCAGAAAAAGGGCCATGATGAAACGGCCAACAAATGTTGATATAATAATGCTGATTAGCTTTAAGCAGTGGTTGCGATTATATAGTGTATTCGCAAGTAAGTGCCGTGCTGAAAGGTGCGGCGCTTTTTAGTTGAGCGGAGTTTTCCGCTGAGTGAACACAACTGCCTAAGTTAAACTTAGGTAGTAGATCTGCGCAATACTGCGCTGGACTTTTAGCCGAGTTACTGAGTCGAAATTTTCGACCGAGTGAATAATTTAAAACATCATAACAGCCTAGAAACTTTGATATGGGGGGCTATGGTCGACCCGAAAGGAGCGGACAGCATACTTTTGTGTTTATAAAAGTCCCTTTTGAACTTTGATTTTTTGCTGATTTTGCTGGATTGTGAAATATCACTACTAATAATGCGAAATTTAAACAAATAGCCAGTCAGAGGGTGACGTGTAAATATATACATGTTATTAATTGCACTTTTTGGAAATATGTGCGATAATATAGATATAATAAACGAATTCTGGATATATGTATCAATCAGCCGCTATGGGTCTAACCCGTGGGGGCTTTTTGGTACGTAAATTTAAACGAAAGGAGTGCTCCGAATGAGCCAAAAAGTAAAAGCCTTAGCCAGTATGAAGAAACATTTAACCAATGATGAGCGTGATCAACGTAAAGACGCTGAAAAAGCGTTATTTGATTATCCGGTGCTTGATTTAACCCCGCCAGATTGGTTACATGATCGGGCCTTAACTGAATGGCAACGGGTGGCGCCTTATTTAAAGGCCAATACCCCAATTAGTGAACTTGACCGGGCCATGTTAGCCAGTTATTGCCGCGCTTATGCTACGGTACAGACTTGTGAGAATGATATTCGTAAAAATGGACTAGTACAGACTAATCAAGAGACTGGTTCCCGTAAACCGAACCCTTACGTGGCCTTGCAGTCACAAGCGATGAAAGATTTAAAAGCCTTAGCCAATGATTTAGGTATGTCGCTATCGAGCCGGGCCCGCATGGAATTAAACAAGCAGAAAGATAATACACCCGAAGATACTTTCGAGGCGATGTTGTCATGATTGAATACGTTGATCAAGTCTTGTCAGGTCAAGTGTTGGCTGGTCAAAAGATTAAATGGGCGTGTGAGCGATTTAAACGCGATTTAAGCCGTTCTAAAGACGACAGCTTCCCGTTCTACTATGATGAAGACAAAGCGGCACAAGCGGTTAAATTCATCGAATTAATGCCGAAGACTGACGGTAGCCAACTCACCATGCAACCCTTTCAAAAATGGATTATTAGTGAGCTGTATGGTTGGCGTGAAAAAACTACTGGTAACCGCCGTTATGATCGGGCGTTCATTAGCATGGCACGGAAGAACGGCAAAACCTATCTGGCTTCTGGTATGGCCGCTAATGGCCTTTTAAGAGAACGTCAGCCTGCTCGTAACCGACAGGTATTATTCGTCAGCAACGCCCTTAAACAAGCTAAATTGGGCTATGACATGTTATCAAGTGGTTTACGGCAAGTCCGCAAGCAATCGAAGTACATGCGGCAACGCATTAAGGTGCAGAAACAAGCCATTACCGACCTAGAAACTGATTCGCAAGCCTTAGCCCTTGCCAGTGATACCAGTACGCTTGATGGTTATGCCGGGACTACCGTTATTTTAGATGAATGGCATGAAGCTAAAGACCGCAAGGTGTACAACGTCTTAAAGTCCGGACAAGCACAAGAGGATAATTCCCTGCTGGCAGTGATTTCCACCTCGGGCCTTAACCTCAATGTCCCAATGCACGCCGAGTATGACATGCTGACGGACGTTTTAAAGGGTAAAACCGAAGCCGATCGTTACTTTGTAGCAATATGGGAACTGGACGACCGCGAAGAAGTTTACGATCAAGCCAATTGGATCAAGGCCAACCCGTTATTCGGTGAACCACACGTTAAACAACGCATGACGGAAAAGATTCAGGCCGACGTTGACCTTGCCATTAAGCAAAACAACCTAATCCCGGTACTGGTTAAGAACTTCAATATGTGGTTGCAAGCCAGCGAGGACAGCTATATTTCAGCAGACGATTGGGCCGCTGGTAAATTGGCAAAGGTACCCGACTTACATAATCGTGACGCTTATATTGGCATTGATTTATCAAAAAGTAATGATTTGACCGCGGTTAGTTGGTTGATACCGATTGGCAACGGTCAGTTTTATTGTGATAGTCATTCGTTTGTGGGCACTAAGTACGGCCTCGATTCTAAGATTAAACGTGATGGGATTGATTATCGATCAATGGAGCGGGCGGGTGAGTGTAGTATTACTCGATTGGATAGCGGCATTATTGATTATGATGATCTATTTGACTTTGTACAAAAACTAGTCGGAAAATACAACTGGAAAGTGAAAGCTGTCGCTTATGACCCGTATAATGCGCAAACGTTAATTACAAAATTCGAGAAATTAAGCTACCCACTGTTTGAAGTGCGACAAGGCACCAAGACTTTGAATATTCCAACTCGTAATTTTCGTGATCAGCTTTACGATGACAAGATTAGACATAACGGCAACAAGATTCTCGCTTATGCGGTCAATAACGCCATCTTGAAAGTATTAAACAATGGTTGGCAACTGGATAAAGCCCGCAATAGTAACCGGATTGACCCGATAGCGGCGTTGATTAACGCGTTTGTAGCGGGTATGGACTATTACCAAGAAAGTGAGGATCAACAACATGCAGAAGATTACTACAAAACAGCGACTGCGGCAGATCTGTTCTGATTATGTACAAACGATCTTGTTAGTGATTGGCTTAATCTGCTTAGTAATTGGTTTTGGTTGCTGGATCAGTTGGCAAGCGGGGTTAATATTGGCTGGTATAGCCATGATTCTGCTGGCCTTGCTAATTAATTATGAAAAGCAAAGAGGTGATTAAATGAGTTTCTTCGTTAAAAGCAGTACCACCAGTGGCACGCATGATCCGGTGGCCGACGCCTTGGTTAGTTTATCAAGTAACGACCCGTATACGTTTGTGAGTGCGGCGGTGTTGCGTAATAGTGACATTTACGCGGCGATTAATATTATTGCGAGCGATATTGCCAGCAATCCGATTATGTGTGATACGGCGATCTTTAATACAATGATTAATCAGGCCCCCAATAGTCAGATGGACGGCTACCATTTTAAATATGCGTTGGCGGCTAACCTGTTACTCAATGGCAATAGTTTTGCCGAGATTTTGCCTAATCATACGTTGAAATTGATTGCCAATAACCAATTGACGGTTGAACAAGATGACGTCAGTGGGGCGTTGACCTACACCTATACCCCGATTGGCGGTAACAGTCGTCAGATCGCGCCTAACAACATTTTACATTTTAAATATTTCACCAAAGACGGTGTATCGGGAATTAGTCCCCTATATGCCCTCAAAGATGAACGCCAGATTCAGTCGGCCGGCAATAAATTGCTAACCGGCTTTTTTACTGCTGGTGTGCACGGCACCACGATTATTAAAGTCCATCAATCTGATTTAGGGCCGGAAGCTAAGGGCAATATTCGCAACCAGTTTGATGAAGCCAATACGGGTGACAACGCGATCAACACGATTGTGACTGACGATACGATGGACATTAGCAACTTATCCTTAAATACCGATGTATTAAAGCTGGTCAATTCGAATGACTGGACGACCCGACAAATTGCTAAAGCCTTTGGCTTACCACCGGAGCGCTTAGGGGTTGAAAACGATCATTCTAACCAAGAGCAAAGTGGCGTGCAGTATCTTCAAGGCACGTTGCAACATTACTTTGACAGCTTTACCAGTGAGCTATCATTCAAGCTTGGCCATGACTTCACGTTTAATACGGACAAGTTATTGAGCCTTGACCCGCAAACCCAGCAAGCCCAAGCCGTGGCCGGCTATACGGGCGGTATTATGAGCCGCAATGAAGCGCGGGCCAAGATTGGCTTACCGCCAACTGACGATGGCGATATTTTCCTAAACTTACAAAAGAATGGAGTGAATACGAGTGAAGAATAAGCAACGATTTACCTTGGCAGCTGAACTGAAAGCCGAAAAACGCGACGCCGTCCCAACCGAACCCGAAAATCAGGATCAGTCTAACCCCGGTGAACCAGCCACACAAGCCCAACAAGTTGACGGCAAGCCGATTATTTCTGGTTATGCCGTGGTGTTTAATAGTCCATCATTGAAAATGAGTACGAATGATGGCACCGAATTTGTTGAAATGATTGATCCCGCCGCCCTTGATGGCTTGGACTTATCAAAATTAGTGCTATTGAATAGTCATAATTGGGCGCAACCGTTAGCCCGGGCCGACAACGGCACCCTCACCACGAGCGTTGATGATACGGGTTTAAAGTTTACGGCGGAGCTAGACCCTAGCGTTAGTTATGCGATGGATACGTATAACAATATTAAAAATGGGGTAATCGGTGGGTGCTCGTTTACCTTTGATTTAGACAATGGCGATGATACTTGGACGCAAGATACTGCGAGTGGTCAAGTGACCCGGACGGTTAATCATATCAAAGACTTATACGAATTAACGACTACGGCTATTCCAAGTTATGGACAGTCGAGTGTTCAGCAAGTGATTCAAATTGAAAGTCGTAGTTACGAAAAATTTATCAATCAAGCAAAGGAGCCTGACAACATGGCAAAACAAACAATTATTGATCCCAATAACAATGACAATGGTAACGAAAACAAAACTGGTATTCCAGCATTTGAACAATTTGTCCGGACACACGGGGAAACTCGGGACGGTTTGAAGACTGACGGTGCTAGTGCGGTTATTCCTAAGGAAATGATTACCCCCGTTTTCCAATTAAAGCAATCCAATTACAACCTTGCCCAATATGCGACGGTTAAGCAAGTTTCTAGTGGTTCCGGGACTTACCCAATTGCCACCAGTCAACAATCTGCAGTACTGGCCACCAAGGACGAACTAGCGGACATTGCCGACGTTGACGCGAACATGTTTACGGAAGTACCGTTTGATGTGAAGACCCGGGCGGGTAAGATTGCCTTATCTAACGAAGTAGTCGAAGACGCCGAAGTGGATATTGTCAGTGAAGTTAAAACACAATTGCAACAACTGGTTGATAACACGGACAACACGCAGATTATGGGCCTGTTAACCGGTAGCAACTTTACTAAAGCAACGGCCGCAAATATTGATGATCTTAAAAAGATTTTCAACGTGACGTTAGATCCCGCTTTAAGCAAAATGTGGTTAGTCAACCAATCCGGGTTCAATTACCTTGATACGCTCAAAGATTCCGAGGGTCGTTATTTATTACAACCTAATCCAACGGCGCCCAGTGGTTTTACCTTGTTAGGGGCACCAGTCGTCATGATTAGTGATAAGTTGCTGGCTAACAACGCGGACGGGACGTTCCCGATGGTTGCG